CAGACGGAACAGACAAAATTACATCAACTGGTGGCGGAACAGGACAAGGTGGGAATAACCCTGCTAGTGTTCCTGCTAATGTTTCTGGTGGATCTGGTGGTGGAGGTGGTGGAGTTTATGATGGTAATCCTGGAAGAACAGGTGGTCAAGGCTCAGGAAATACTCCTCCAGTAAGTCCTCCTCAAGGAAATAATGGTGGTGCTGGTCACCAAGGTGGTGGTCCTAACGCTTACGGTGGTGGTGGCGGTGGTGGAGCAACTGCTGCAGGTTCTAACGGCGGTAGTGGAACTGGTGGTGATGGTGGAGCTGGCGCACCTAATACAATTAATGCATGCGGAACACCTTTCTCAGTTACAACGTTTGCTGGTGGCGGTGGCGGAAGTGTTACAGGAGGAAGTTTTGTTCCTACTAGTGCACCTCATGGTTGTGGTGGAGCTGGTGGTGGTGGAGACGGTGGTGGCCCTGGTGCTTCATTACCGGCTGCAACTGCAGGAACAGCTAACACTGGTGGTGGAGGTGGTGGATCATCTGTTGGTCCTGGACCTAATGGAGCTTCTGGTGCTGGTGGATCAGGAGTTGTAATTGTTAGAACTCCATCTGCTTACACATTAGCAGTATCTCCAGGCACAAATGCTACAGCAGCTCACCCAGGTGGTGACAAGATTGCTACATTTACAGTTTCTGGAACATTGACAATCTCCTAGGTAATGTTATATTAAGTTCATAAAGATATATGAACCTTGCAAACTATTATTGGTATTTTCAATCTGTGATTCCTCACAGAATTTGTGATGATATTGTTCGTTATGGCAAATCTATACAAGATCAAATGGCAGTTACTGGTGGGTTTGGTGATAAAAAATTAAATCAAAAACAAATAAAAGATTTAAAAAAGAAAAGAAATTCAAACATTGTTTGGATGAATGATCCATGGATCTATAGAGAAATACAACCATACGTTCACGGTGCAAATGCATCAGCTGGTTGGAATTTTCAATGGGATTGGTCTGAATCTTGTCAATTTACAAAATATGAAAAAGGTCAATACTATGATTGGCATTGTGATAGTTGGGAAAAAGTTTATGATCAACCTAATACACCATCACATGGAAAAATTAGAAAGTTATCTGTAACAGTATCACTATCGGATCCTAAAAATTATAAAGGTGGTGAATTAGAATTTGATTTTAGAAATTTAGATCCTGATAAAAAACCTAATATTAGAAAATGTACAGAAATATTACCTAAAGGTTCTTTAGTGGTGTTTCCTTCGCACGTTTGGCATAGAGTATGTCCAGTTAAAAAAGGATCAAGATATAGTTTAGTAATATGGAATTTAGGATACCCTTTTAAATGAAAAATTTTCCAAAACAATTAATAACTGAAGAATATTTTAAATGTCCTATATGGTATGCTGACGAACCTGCCTTTGTTAATAAACTAAATAAAGCATCTGACAAATATATTAAAAAAGCAGAACAAAATTTAAAAAAAGAAAGAGACAAGCGTAATAAAAAATTTGGTAATAAAAAAGACATGGGTCAAGTATTTCACTCAACTACTTTAATAGGTGATCCTAAATTTAAAGAACTTCAAGATTACATAGGTGCAACCTCACATAACTTATTGGAAGAAATGGGGTTTGATTTAACAAACTATCAAGTGTTTATAACAGAATTATGGGTACAAGAATTTGCTAAATCTGGTGGTGGACACCATACTTTACATACCCATTGGAATGGACACATGTCTGGTTTTTATTTTTTAAAAGCTAGTGAAGCAACATCAATGCCTATGTTTGAAGACCCAAGACCAGGTAACATGATGAATCTATTACCAGAAAAAGATAGAACAAAAATAACTTATGCAAGTTCTCAGATAGTGTATAATGTTAAACCAGGAAGAATTATGTTTTTTCCATCATATATGCCGCATCAATATATTGTTGATTTAGGGTATGAACCATTTAGATTTATACATTGGAACTGTCAAGCAATACCAAAATCTGTTTTACAATATAAAGGAGAAAATAATGTCATTCAAAAAAAATAAATACACTGTTTTAAAAAATGCAATATCTAAAGAATTAGCAGATTTTGTATATAAATATTTTATAAACAAAAGAAACGTTGCAAGAGTTTTATTTGATCAAAGATACATTTCTCCTTACACTGACTATTGGGGTGTATGGAATGATGAACAAGTTCCTAATACTTATTCTCATTATGGAGACATGGCAATGGAAACTTTATTGCAAGAAGTAAAACCTGTTATGGAAAAACATACGGGTTTAAAATTATCTGAAACATATTCGTATGCAAGAATATATAAAAAAGGTGATGTGCTAGCTAGACACAAAGATAGGTACTCTTGTGAAATATCTACCACATTGAATTTAGGTGGTGACCCATGGCCCATTTATCTTGATCCTACAGGTAAAAAAGGGCAAGCAGGTATTAAAGTAGATTTAAAACCAGGAGATATGTTAATATATTCTGGTTGTGATTTAGAACACTGGAGAGAAGAGTTTACAGGTAAAGATTGTGGGCAAGTGTTTTTACATTATAACAAAGCAAATTCTAAAACAGCTAAAGAAAATCAGTTTGATAAGAGACCTTTTATAGGCTTGCCAACCTGGTTTAAAGGCTTTAAATTACCCAAATAATATAGTAGAATAATAATCTGGCGGGAGATATGCCACCACATTGTCTCCTGCCTGATTATTATAGGATTATTATGCTACAAAAAATAGGATTTCAACCTGGTATCAATAAACAAATCACACCAACCGGAGCTGAGGGACAATGGATTGATTGTGATAACGTTAGGTTTAGATACGGCACACCTGAAAAAATAGGGGGTTGGAAACAATTAGGGGAAAGTAATTTAACAGGTGCAGGTAGAGGACTTCATCATTATGTAAATAGTTTAGGTAGAAAATACGCAATCATTGGTACAAACAGAATTTTATATGCATACTCAGGGGGTGTTTTTTATGACATACATCCTATTAAATCTACAAACACGTTAACAAACGCATTCACCACGACTAACGGATCAGCTGTTGTTACAATAACATTTAGTGGTGATCATGGTATTAGTGAGTCAGACATCGTATTGTTAGATAATTTTTCTACTATAACTAATTCTAATTTTGGTGCGTCTGATTTTAATGATAAAAAATTTATGGTCACATCTGTGCCCACATCTACAACAATTACAATAACGATGCCATCAAATGAAACAGGTTCTGGTGCAACAACATCAGGTGGTATTAGAGTTCAACACTATTATACCGTAGGTCCAGCAGTTCAAGCAAAAGGTTTTGGTTGGGGTCTAGGAACTTTTGGTGGTGAGGAAGTAGGAGCTTTCACTACAACGTTATCTAGTGCAATAAATGATTCTGTTACAACAGGTATTACATTAGCGGACCCATCACAGTTTCCAAGCACAGGGACAAACTTTGTTTTGATAGGTACAGAAGAAATATCTTATACAGGTATTAGTGCTTCTAATGAATTAACTGGTGTTACAAGAGGTGTACGAAACACTACTGCAGCATCTCATAGTAGTGGAGACACAGTTACTGATACATCAAATTATGTAGCATGGGGTGAAGCAGCATCAGGTGACTTAGTATTAGAACCTGGTATGTGGTCATTAGATAACTTTGGTGATAAAGCAATTTGTTTAATTCATGATAGTGCAGTATTTGAATGGGATTCAAGTTTATCAAATGCAACAGATACAAGAGCAACTATTATATCTGGTGCACCAACAGCATCAAGACACATGGTTGTATCTACACCGGATCGTCACTTAGTTTTTTATGGAACAGAAACAACGATAGGGGATACATCTACACAAGATGATATGTTTATTCGGTTCTCGGACCAAGAGGATATAAATACATATGTACCAACAGCAACCAACACCGCTGGTACACAAAGATTGGCCGATGGATCACAGATCAGAGGAGCGATTAGAGGTAGAGATGCAATCTATGTTTGGACAGATACAGCATTATTTACACAACGTTTTGTTGGTCAACCTTTTACGTTTGCGTTCGCACAAGTTGGAACTAACTGTGGATTGGTTGGACAAAACGCATGTGTAGAAGTCGATGGTTCTGCTTATTGGATGTCAGAGAATGGTTTTTTTAGATACGCCGGTAAACTAGAATCCTTACCTTGTTTGGTAGAGGATCACGTTTACGATAATATAAATTTAGATTCTGGTAATCAAATGGTGTCAGCAGGATTAAATAATTTGTTTGGTGAAGTTATGTGGTTTTATCCAACAACAGGATCATCAGTTGTAAATAGAATGGTTGCATATAACTATTTTGACTCATCACCACAAAGACCTGTGTGGACTATTGGTACACTTGCTAGAACTATGTGGGAAGATTCTGCAGTATTTGGTAGCCCACATGCATTAGAATACGATGCAGATACAGATACCTCTTTTGATGTTGTAGGCAACACTGAAGGTAGAACAACATACTATCAACACGAAACAGGGACAGATCAAGTTAAAGGTGGAACTGTTACAGCAATCACTGCTAACATAGCATCTGGAGATTTTGATATTACACAACAAAGAGGAATTACAGGTCAGTCTACAGGTGTTGCAACGTTTAAAGGTGATGGAGAATTTTTAATGAAGATAAGAAGATTTGTGCCTGATTTCATATCTCAAACCGGTAATACACAAGTTACACTACAATTAAGAAATTATCCAAATGATAGTCAAGCTAGTTCATCACTTGGACCCTTTACGGTTTCATCTTCTACACAAAAAGTAGATACACGTGCAAGAGCAAGAGCTATTGCATTAAAAGTAGAAAACACTGGATCTAGTCAAAGTTGGAAACTTGGAACATTTAGATTAGATACACAACCCGATGGACGTAGGTAATGGCAGGCATAGAAGATTTAATTGAAGTTTTTAGAGGGGAACCTCTAATTAAACCTAAAGATACATATTTTAAAGGAAATAAAATTATTCCTGAAAAAATAAAAGGAAGATGGTTTACAAAAAGTAAAGATGTGGCAACAATGTTTGCTGATAAATTTCCATCAGTTGTTAAATCTGCAAAGATACCAGTCAAATTTTTTAATATTGGAAAAAAATTACAAAAAGCTGCGAAGTTAGGCAGTTATATAGACCCTAATGAATTTATTATGCCCAGAAATCAACTAGGAAAAGTAAAAGTTAATTTATTACAAACATTTTTAGCAAATGCGAAAGCTCTTTCTCCATTAGCTGTTAAAGGATTAAATATTTTAGCTAGTTTACCCGTTGCAACATTAACAATGGTCTTACAATCTACTCCTGCTAATACAGATGAAGCAAATATGCAATTAGAAGATTTTGCAAAATTACATAAAGGAAGCACTAATGTGGATAAAGCATTACCTTCAAAACTAAAGGATATATAATGGCTAAGATAGTACAAGTATTAACAAGACCAAGTAAACAATATGATTTATCTACAGCAGAAGCTCAAGTAAGAGATTTGGATGCGATTGTAGAAAAATTAAATACAACGTTTCAAGAAGAACTAAAGGATGAGGTAGAAGCTAAAAACTTCTTTTTAAATTAATGGCAAATAGTTTTATAAATAAAAAAGCAGATTTAACGACAACAGATCTAACGACACTATATACAGTGCCGAGTTTCAAAGCTGCTGTTGTAAAATCTATATTAGTTTCTAATGACTCAGGATCAGGTTGCAATATAGATGTTACTTTAGTAGATGCTAGTGGTAACATATTTAGTCTTTTTAAAACAAAGACTATAGCAACAGTTACTACAACAGAACTTTTAACTAACCCACT